AATAAAACTGTATGCACTTCGCAGATTAGGTTATCCTGCGATTGACATCAACGTGTGTGATGAGCAATTGGATGACTTAGTAGAAGAAGCAATTGATTATTATCAAGAGTATCACTTCAATGGAAGCTATGATGTTTTCATGAGAGTAGAAGTTACTGAAGCAATTAAGACTGCTGCTACAGCATGGACACAAGAAGGGTCTACTGCATGGTATGGACAAGACAATTATATATCAACACCACCAGGAACTCTAGGGATTAACCAAGTCTTTACAGGTATTGGAGCATCTAGTGTGGTACCTGGAAACATTTTCAATATTAAATATCAAATATTTTTAAATGATATCTATGCCATGACTCATGGGCAGATATTACATTACTTTATGACATCTCAATACCTTGAAACATTGGATTGGGTTACTAACTCTCAAGCAAATAGAAGGGTTAGATGGAATGAGCATAACAATAGATTGACACTTGACTTTGATTGGGACAACCTTCAAGTGGGTGATTACATCATGGTCGATATGAAGATGCGTCAAGACCCTACAACCTTTACAGATATGTTTAATGACAACTGGTTAAAGGATTATATTGAAGCATTATTCCAACAACAGTGGGGAAGGAACCTAAGTAAGTATGACGGTATACAGATGTTGGGTGGAGTGACACTCAATGGTCGTCAAATACTCGAAGATGCATCTCAGTTTAAGAAAGACTTAGAAGTAGAACTTAGAGATCGTTATGAATTACCACCAATGGATCTAGTAGGCTAATATGGCATACAGTAATTCACCAGCAAACGCATGTGTCCAATCCGATTATACGTCTGCATGTCGGGTTAATATTAATGGGTCAGCACAAGAGCAAGGATTTATAGAAAATCTTATTGTTGAGACTATTGAAATTTATGGACAAAACGTGTATTATCTACCTAGGACTTACATTAATCGGGACACTATACTAGATGAAGTTGATAACAGCACTTTTTCGACCAACTACCCCATCAGAGCATACGTTAATAACGTCGAAGGATGGGAAGGCCAAGGCGAACTTCTTAGCAAATTTGGCGTACGAGTCGAAGATAAGACGACGTTTATCTTATCCCGTAAAAAGTTTAAAGAAAAAGTGGACGACAATGTTACACTTAATGTCGAGGGACGACCAAACGAGGGGGATTTAATTTACTTCCCTGTAACTAATCATTTGTTTGAGATACAGTTTGTAGAAGTGGAGAAACCATTCTACCAACTAGGAAAAGGATATGTTTGGGAATGTCAGTGTGAGCTATTTGAATACGCTGATGAGCAACTTAATACTGGTGTTGCTGAGATTGATGCTATCGAGACTGCGTTTGCTAATGCAATTACTGTTGGTCTCGTAGCAGGTGGGTCTGGAGACTTCACTGTTGGTGAGACTGTTACTGGTGGTACATCTAATGTTACTGCTGAGGTTAAGTCTTGGGATAGTGGCACACGTACTCTTATTGTTATCAACAGGTCTGGTACTTTCCAAGTGCCTGAAACCGTTACTGGTGGTACATCAAGTGCATCCTGGACAACTGCTTCATACAATACGATAAATAATACCAATTCAGAATACGATCAAAACGCTGATTTTGAAACTGGAGATAACGATATACTCGATTTCTCTGAGACAAATCCATTTGGTTCTGTTGGTCAACTCACTGATACTACAATCTAATGTTAGGCACATATAGTTATCACGAAATTTTTAGGAAGACTGTCGTTGCCTTTGGTACGATGTTTAATAACATTGAACTGCGAAGGGCAAACGAAGTAATGAAAGTGCCTTTGGCATATGGTCCTAAGCAGAAATTCTTGGCAAGGTTGGATCAAATGCCCGACCCTACCAATAAAAGAGTCCAGATGACTCTTCCTAGAATTTCATTTGAAATGAATGGAATTACATACGACCCTCAAAGGAAGGTATCACCCACTCAAAAGATTAAGATTGCTAGTACTTCTACTACCAATAAGAATGCATTTATGCCAGTGCCCTACAATGTAGGATTTGAAATGGCAATCATTGCTAAGAATCAGGAAGATGGTTTGCAGATTATTGAGCAAGTATTACCATACTTCCAACCCCATTATAACTTGTCTATCAAGTTACTAACAAACGTTAATGAAATTAAAGATGTCCCAGTCACACTAAACAGTGTAGACTATGAGGATGATTACGAAGGTGACTTCGCTACTAGAAGAGCAATCATTTGGACTCTTCAGTTTACTGCTAAGACATACCTATACGGTCCTGTTACAGACAGCAAGGTTATCAAGAAAGCAATTACAGATTACTATACATCTACAAGCACAACTTCTGCACCAAGACAAGTACGTTATCAGGCAACTCCAGTTGCTTTGACCAACGTTACTGGAGCAGCAGTTACTACACTTACCAATGCTATGGATATCAACGACGGTATCTTTGCAGTTGGAGATGTATCAAGTCTGGCAGAGAATACCAATATTCAAATTGATACTGAGGTAATGCGTATCGATAGAATTGTAGGTACTACACTACATGTTAAACGTGGATGGAATGGAAGTACCATTGCTGGACACGTTGCAGGTTCAGGAATACTTGAAATCGATGAAGCAGATCATGCAACTATAGATAGTGATGACGATTTTGGATTCGGAGAATTGTATTCTGACTTCACCGACATGAAGAAACGTAATCCTGTAAGTGGTGCTGATGAGGCAATTTAATTATGGCAACTTTCGATGGTTTAGATAAAGTGTTTGGTAGTGAGCCTTCTGAATTGCAGAAGCATGTTGAGTCTGTTAAACCAACACTAAAGAAGAGTGAGCAATTAGATATAAAGCAAGACTATGAGATGAGTCGTGCTCAACTACATAATCTTGTAATGAAAGGACAGGAGGCAGTAGATGGTATACTTGACGTTGCGAGAGCAAGCGATCATCCAAGAGCTTATGAGGTGGCAGGGCAACTTATTAAAAACGTCGGGGATGTAGCAGATAAGTTGATTGATCTTCAAGGTAAAATGAAAGAGCTTGATAAAGAAGAGAAGAAAGGACCATCAACGGTTAACAATACAATGTTTGTTGGTAGTACAGCAGACTTACAAAAGATGCTTAAGAAGCAAAAAGAGATAAATAATAACGACACGAAATAACACGACATG